AGTTTTGCAACTATCGATCTGGAGTCCGCGTCTGATTCTTTGAGCATTAGCATTCTTCAGCGAATCGCACCTAAGTCGCTTTTTGACTTGGTTAATTTGCTGAGGTGCTCAAAAACTCGCCTGCCTAATGGCAGGGTGCTTAAACTGAACATGGTTTCCACCATGGGGAACGGTTTTACGTTTTCCCTGATGACTGCCCTGTTCTGTTGCGTCGTTAAGTCTGTGTACCGCTTCCTTGGGATTCCATTCCATAGCGGCCATGCGGGAGCCACCTTCGGCGTTTTCGGTGATGACATCATCGTAAAGACTGAAGCCGCTAAGCTCGTTCTCCGAGTTATTCATTTGCTCGGGTACGTGCCTAACACAGAAAAGACCTTTGTTGAGGGTCGGTTTAGGGAATCCTGCGGCGCCGACTGCTATGAAGGCGTCGACGTCAGGGGTGTTTATATCAAACGCCTGAAGTCACAGCAGAACCTTTTTTCCTCAATCAACACGCTTAACCGTTGGTCCGCCAAGACTGGCGTCCCGCTAGTCGAAACGGTGGGTGCACTCCTTCGTGGCGTGCGCCAGCCTCAGCGATGGTTCGTACCATTCGATGAGGACGACGCTTCAGGGATTAAAGTCCCTGAATGCCTTGTTCGCGGTTTGGAAAACAACCGCTGCAAGGGTGGTCTTCGCAGTTATTCGTCCAAGATTCCGGAACCTGACAAGTTCTGGATCGTAGGCGGTCACTGCTGGACCTATAGGCACCAGAAAGCTAGAAGCTATAACCCGCCAGGGTTGCTGACGGCTTTTCTGGGTGGATACATCCGCGGGTACTCCGTTACTCTTAGGCAACGAGCAACGAAGTATATAACGAAGCGCAGGAAAACCCCACGTTGGGATTACCTGCCCCGCGAACTGTGCTTCGGCCTGTCTCAGGCCGAGGCACGTACACGCGTGGTTGACGTGTACATCCGGAATCTTTTAGGTTCCGGGGAGTGAGCCCGTAAGGGCCGGAGCG